CAAGTTGTACTATCTGTATTATGACTGCAACCACCGTGAAATCCAGTACGACCCCAAGCTATATAAGGATTAGGGTAGTCTGTATGTGTTTGACTTATGCTAATAAACTTACGTGGGTTTTCAAGATTCATTGCAAAAGCATTTATACCTGGACCATAGTAATAATATGGAGAATAAATAAGTCCCCACGTACCATCCCAAGTTGTTTGAAATTTTGTGTAATACTGGTGTCTATCCCAAGCACCATAAGATGTAGTTGTTGATCCTGAAAAAGTTTGCCAATCAAGGTACCTTCTACTTGCGCCAGTTATATCTATTCCTACCCCTTTGACATTACAATCAAACGCACAATATCTTTTACTGTTACCTTGTTTAAGTCCGAAACCAACCCAACCATTATTACCAACTACAACGCACCAATCTTTGTTACTTTGATTAGTCCAAGAGTCTTGGAAATATTCAGTAGAAATTAGGTCATCAAAGAACTCTTTAATTTTAGTGACATCATTTAAATCTTTTTTAGACCTGAATATGTGAATAGTCTTTGAAGTGTCACTGGTCTCGTTACCCGAGTGAACCATCACTAACATTTTCATTTTCTCATTGTATCCAGTACCAGTTGCGTAAGTCTGGTCGGTTTTAAGTAAATGAGGAGTGTAATCATAATGGTCAAAATTAGCAGTGCCGTGCAATCCAGATATTTCTCTCATAGAAAATCGTCTGTTACAGAATATCCGTCTAGGTCTAATTCCTTCAGGTAAAACCATATTTAATTTTGTCCAACCATTTTGACATTCAAATGAAGAACTTATATTGTGATAAGAATGCCAAGAAATAGCACCATTCCGTGAAGAGGTATAGTATTGAGCGTGTGGGTATTGGTCAATTTGGTAAATACTTTTATTCCAAGCAGTCCAAGAAGTCCAACCTTCAGTGGTCAAGTTTGCGTGTCCGATATTAGTACTGTGGTCACTTCCCCAATAAGCGTGAGAAGCATCCCCTAACATTCCAAATCTATAATTTGTTGTGGTATTACAAACTGCACCCCAAGGAGTGTTTACTTGTTTAAAGTTAGAATCAAAAATTCGGTAATTTAAATGGTGATTTTGGTCTGAATTTTGACCAAAGAGACCGAACAAAGGTAAACCTTCTTTTCTTGGATCTGTAGCAGTACTTGCCCCAGCTAATAATGTTGACAAATTACTCATTTATCCCCTATCTATTCTATGTTAATAACCAACCGTAATTTGTAGATGTTGCTACATCAAACTTGTATGTAAGTCTGAATGCCGCATAATTAGTATCAGCAACTAAATCTGAAGCTGCACCCGCAATATTCTCAGCATTAGCAGCTCTTCCTATGGTTAGATTATTTGTTAAAAATTGTCCAAAACCATCAACAATTAAAATGTGGTCATTATCTGCAGGATTATTAGGTAAAGTTAAAGTAAATCCAGCTGCTGTCGTGTTACATATGTAAGCACCACCAGATACAGCAGTTGTTGCTGTACTAATTACAGTATAATTTATGTGAGTTCCTGTACCCCAACTAGGATTTGCGCTAGCTCCTCCAGTTACTAATACTTGTCCTGCCGAACCTGCTCCTAAACGTGCAATTCCAGAACCATCCCTATAAAGAAGGTCTCCTTGTGTTGTTATAGTTTCAGTTCCATCGTCTGCCCATTGTGGGTCACCAGATGTGCCTTGTGTTTGTAATATTTGACCAGAAGTTCCAGCAGGTAATCTTGCGACACCTGAAGCATCCCTAATAATTAAATCTCCGTGTGTAGTTAATTGTGTAACATCTCCACCTTTAGCCGCTAAAATTGACCAATAGGTAGTATCAGTAGTAGCGTTGCCTGTTGAAGCTAAAATACAAATGAAACTTTGATTGTTAAATGTAACAATATCATCAACCACGTAAGCGGTTGCAACGTCATATGCACCCCTAAATACTGGTTTAATTCTACCTAAATTTATTGTTGCCATAATTTTTTATCCCTTATGTTATATTTATAATAGTTTTCTATTCAAGTTAAAATTATTAAACTGTTAATAATAAATTTCCATTGCTGTCAACAGAAAACGATAAACCTCTTTTTGCAAGGAAGCTGTTATTAAATACATCTACATATGCTGAACCTGTTGAGTCAGCAGCAATCAAATTATCTACACCATTCGTATAATGAAGTACAAGATCCTCTAATTGAGAACCTGTTCCATTAGTTTTTTTAAATCCATAAAATTCGGATTGTTCTAAAAATGTATTTGTAAAATCTGTTAAATTACTCATTTATTATCCTTTTTATTTCGGTAATGCGTCTTGTCGCTCTTTCTCAGCGAGTGCTTCTGCTTCCGATTCGGCTATACTATCAGAAAGTTGCTTCGCTACAGCGTCTGCTTCAGACAAACCTTCATAACGCACAACAACTTTTTTAGCAACTGTGTCATAAGATAATCTCCAAGTTTCAATTCCGTCAGGAACGTCAGCCATAATTGCAATACCTTTTGCAACAAGTTCGTCACCTGAAACTGATAATCCTGTAACAGGTTCGCCGTTATTATTGAAATAATATCTATGTGCCATTAGGTAGTAATTGGCGTTGTTGCGCCACCTCCATAGCCAGAATTCTGGCCGCCATAATTGCCCCACCAGTCAACGCCCATAAGTAATGGGTAGTTTGTTGAGCCATAGCCACCAGTTAGCGTTGTTCGGCAAGCGTTTAAACTGACAACACCAGTTTTGTTAGTGTATGTTCCACCTTGTGGGTTTATAGTATTATTATCTGGTATAACAGAGTCTCCAGAAGTAGTACCCATTGATACTTGGGTAGTTGTTTCGTGGTCAGAATCTTCTGGATCAAAACACCAAGCGTATGTATTCCAAGTTTCACTATCGCAGTTATCACTCCATCCGCCGTGGAATCCAGTACGTCCCCAAGGTACCCAAGGATTAGACCTACCTGATTTTGTTTGATTTATGTTAACAAATTTTCGTGGGTTTTCAATACTCATACAAAATGCATTGATACCACAACCATAGTAATAATATGGAGAAAAAATCATTCCCCACGTACCATCCCAAGTTGTGTGGAATTTAGTATAGTATTGATGTCCTGAAGAAGCACCATAAGATGTAGTTGTTGATCCTGAAAAGTCGTGCCAAGAGCTCCATTGTCTGCTTGCACCTGTTACTGCAACTCCTACTCCTTTAACATTACAATCAAATACACCATATCTTTTACTGCTACTTTGTTTAAGTCCAAAACCAACCCAACCATTATTACCAACAACAACGCACCAATCCTTATTATTTTGATTAGTCCAAGTATCAGTAAAATATTCGGTAGATTTCAAGTCATCAAAGAAATCTTTAATTTTAGGTACAGAATTTAAATCTTTATTACCTCTAAAAATATGAATCCTCTTTGAGGTATTTCCACTCTCGTCACCAGAGTGAATCATTACTAACATTTTAGTTTTTTCATTGTATCCAGTACCAGTTGCATAATTATTGTCGGTGTTAAGCATATGAGAACTGTAATCGTAAGCTTGAAGATTTCCAGTAGCACAGTTTCCTGCCATTTCTCTCATAGTGAACCGTCTGTTACAGAACATCCGTCTAGGTCTACATCCTTCAGGAAGAACCATATTAAGTTTTGTCCAACCTACTTGATACTCAAATGAAGAAGTCATTTGGTGATAATTCTGCCACGAAACAAACCCATCCCTTGAAGAACTATAATAAAAACAATGTGGGTACTGGTCTATTTGGTATGTACTGTGATTATAATTAATCCAAGTAGAGTAAGTTTGACTAGTTAAGTTATCGTGGAAATTATGACCGTGGTCATAGTTCACATAAGCGTGAGAAGCATCCCCTAACATTCCAAATCTATAGTTTGTTGTGGAATTACATACTGCTGCCCAAGGTGACCCTACGTTTCTAAAACTAGAATCAAAAATTCGGTAAGTCAAATGATGATTTTGAGTCGATTCAGTGGCTAATAATCCGAAGATAGGTAATCCTTCTTTTCTTGGGTCTATTGTTTCAGTAGTCCCACCTAATAATGTTGATAAATTACTCATTAGTTTTTATTCCTTTTTTAATTTTATTCATAACTTATGCTTCCCTATCAGCTATGTCTTTTGCGTCATCTGTTACTTTTTGAGCAGCAACGTCTGTTACTTTTTGAGCTATAGCGCCTGCTTCATCCTGGCCATCAGCGTACACAACTACTGCTTTAGCAACTGTGTCATAAGATAATCTCCAAGACTCAATTCCGTCAGGAACAGTAGCCTTGATTGCCATTCCTTTTTTCATAAGGTCTTCACCAGTTAATTCAAATGGTGTACAAGGTTCGCCTTGATTTGTAAAATAGTATATTGCCATTATTTAGTTGCCTCCATAACTTTGGTCAGCGGCACCGTAAGCGCCCCACCAGTTAAGACCTATAAGCACTGGATAACAAGTTGATTGATAGCCACCAGTTAGCTGTGTATAGCAATTAGCTAAACTGCAACTTCCAGTTTGATTGGTAAATGTTCCACCTACGTGGGAATTATTATCTGGCATAGTTGCTTCTCCAGAAGTACTACCCATATAAACTGTAGTATCTACTGTGTGGTCAGAATCCGTTGGATCAAATGAAAACCCATATGTTGCCCAAGATGTACCATCAGTATTAGCACTATTTCCACCGTGAAATCCAGTACGTCCCCAAGCCACATAAGGATTTGGATAATCTGATTTTGTTTGATTTATAGAAATAAATTTACGTGGGTTTTCAAGATTTATTGCAAAAGCATTTATACCTGGACCATAGTAATAATATGGAGAATAAATCATTCCCCAAGTACCATCCCAAGTTGTGTTAAATCTTGTGTAGTATTGATTCCCATTACCAGCACCATAAGATGTAGTTGTTGAGCCTGCAAAATCTACCCAATCAAGGTATCGTCTGCTTGCGTCTATTTGATGTGCTACTCCACCTTTAACATTACAATCAAACGCACAATATTTCTTGGTGGAACTATTTTTACCACCGAAACCAACCCAACCATTATTACCAACAACAACGCACCAATCTTTGTTATTTTGTAAAGGCCAAGATCCAGTAAAAAATTCAACTGAAGTTAGAGCATCAAAATACTCTTTAATTTTTTTAACTTTATTTAAGTCTTTACCAGATTTAAAAATATGAATAGTCTTAGCAGCAGATCCATCACCTTCGCCACCAGAATGAATCATCACTAACATTTTAGTTTTCTCATTGTATCCAGTACCTGTTGCGTAATCGTTAGTGGTTTCAAGTAAGTGAGAAGTGTAATCGTAATGGTCAATGGATGCTAAAGAATTGTTTCCAGATTTTTCCCTTATTGAATAACGTCTATTACAGAACATCCGTCTAGGTCTACAACCTTCAGGTAAAACCATATTTATTTTTGTCCAACCTACTGTATATTCAAAAGAAGAAGTTATTTGGTGATAACTTTGCCAAGAACAGTGTCCATTTCTTGAAGCAGTATAGTAAAAAGCGTGAGGATACTGGTCTATTTGGTAAATACTTTTACAATAACTAGTGTAAGAAGTGTAAGATTCAGTAGTATGATTTGAATTAAAATTATCACCGTGGTCATTCATAGAATAAGCGTGACTAGCGTCTGCCATTACCCCATATCTATAATTTGATGTAGTACCTGTAGCCCCACCCCAAGGTGACCCTACGTTTCTAAAACCAGAATCAAAAATTCTAAAATTGGTATTATGATTACCGCCACTTTCTTGTCCCCATAAACCAAATAGTGGTAATCCTTCTTTTCGTGTGTCAGTATTACCCCCCAAATATGATGATAAATTAGCCATTAATGTTTTTCCTTTTTATACTATTTATAATATTTATATTAAATAATTACGCTACTTCTATTATTTTCCAACCATTAGTATCACCAGTAAAGACAAGACCAAATCCAGCGTGATCCGTATTAACTGTCATATCTTCTGCTAAATTCATAATATCTTTACCATTTCTATCAACAGTCAAATCATTTGTTGAAAAAGTTCCTGATAAATCTTGAAATCTAATAACATCTCCTAATAATGGAGTAGTTGGTAAAGTAGCTGTTATAGCTACACTAGTTGTATCTACCAAAACTCTATCGTTAGCTTCTGCGTTAAAATCTGCAGATTTTGTAGTCCAAGGATTACCTGGACCTAGTGGCATCCATTGTGCTCCACTATAACCTTCATAACCTGTTACAGTTGTATTAAATCTTATTCCACCAGTTGTTGGTGATCCTGGTCTTTGAACTGTTGTTCCTACAGGTGTTTGAAAATGACCTGTGGAAGTTGTGGCATCCCAACTGATATCTGTTCCATCAGATTTTAAATAAGAGCCTGAATTTCCAAGTGCTAATCGGTTTGTTTGTGAAGAGGTACGAATTATAATATCACCTCTAACATTTAATACAGCAGCTGAATCTCCTTGTGATAATACATCCCATTTAGTAACGTCTGTTCCTGGAGTAACACCTACAACTCTATCTTGAAGTAGTACATAAGCAGTTGCAGTATAACTAACAACATCACCTATTAGGTAAGTTGTACTAGCATTATAAGTGCCTTCGTAATTAAAACCTTCAAGGTTTAATGTCCAATGAGCTGTATTAGTAGTTCCGTTTGTATTTGCTGGATATTCGTTAGTATTATTTGATTGAGATACATAATTATTTCCACCATATTGAATAGTATCTCCAGTCTTATATGCTGTTCCGTGTATATATCTTCCTAATGCTTTGAAACCTGTTGTTATAACATCCCAATAAGTATCGTCTGTTGGTGTATTACCAGCTGAAGCAGTAACATTAATATAAACATAAGTGTAACCACCGTAGGTTACTACATCACCATTTTGGTAAGTTGTTCCAGCATTATAACTATCTTCCCATTGTAAACCTTCAGAATATACATTAAATTTTGTTTCATCAAATGTAGCTGTTGATGTATGTTCTGTTATAGTTTTATATTGATATGAACCATACTTAACAACATCATTTAATTTATATAATGTTGAAGCTGCCCAATCCCCTAAAAAATCTAAACCATCTGTGTATAATTCAAAATTACTTTGATTTAAGCCGCCAGATGAAGCGGATGTGTGAGCTATAGTAGTACGATATTGTCTACCGCCATATTTGACAATATCATTTACTTTATAAACAGTATCAAATCCCCAAGCAGCTTTAAAATAAAGGCCTTCCGTATGTATCTGCCACTTAACAGCTGCTAAATCTGTAGCAAAACCTGCATTTGTTGCTTGTGATGTATGGTTCTCTACACAAACATAAACATTACCACCATACTTAGCAATATCGTCTATAGTATAAGCAATACTTACAGCCCAATCACCTCTCCATTTAAATTTAAGTCTACCTAATTTGAAATCTGCCATTTATTAATCCGTTTTATTATATTTATATTCCATCTTGATAAGTTGTTGAATTTACACTCGCCGTTGTACTTTCAAAAGCAACAAAATCATCACTTGTTGGATCTTGATTAGCTGCTTGATTTACTCTTTTTACCAACTCCCCGCTACTATTTATAAGATAAGTAGTTGTGGTATTTGCATCAAATATAAATTGTTGATAGGCGTCTGAATCATTATTTAAATATCTTTTATTCAACTGTGCTATCTGTATAGCTTTTCCACTCAAAGGAGCAAACGTAAAAGTTAATATTGTTCCAGATACCGTATAATCTATATTTGCATCTTTTCTTACATCATCAATAACCACATATAATCTATGTCCAAAAGTACCCATATTTACGTTTAATGTGAAAGTTGTTGTAGAACCATCACCAGTAAATTCGTGACAATTAAATATTTCATCTCTTTCTTCCACATAATCTGTACCATCTTTTGGTACTTTATCTGATTTTCCTTCTTCTTCAAATGTTGAAAATCCAACTGTACCACCTTCATTAGGGTTAACAGTTGTCAAATAAAGCATACCTTCTTTTGTTCTACGAAGACCATTAAATACTTGTTCTTGTGGATTTATATTATGAGTAATTGAAATTGCCATTAGCTTATCTCCAGTACACTAGCAAATACTTCTAAATCAGTTGTTGACGAATCTGGTAATGGATGTGCCACTACTCTTAATATATCATTTGATTCTAAATTTATAGGTTTATCTAAAACTAAAGTATTATTAGGTGGTATTTGTGCTTTGTTAGCAATATATCTAAATGTACTACCACCATCTACTGTAACTTTTACATCTACAAAACCATTATTAGCATTTGACTTATTAGTTATATATACTGCGTGAATAACTGCTTGTCCAGCACCACCAGCTGTATATAAATTTGCAGCCGAAGTATCAGCAAGTCCAACTGCCATACCTGCATTTTTAAATAAACTAGCCATTCTATCCTCCGAAAACTATTCCATATGCTAAGGCATCACCATCACTAGCAAGAGCATCTCCACCTGGTGTACCATCTATTGTTAAATTACCAGTTGTTATAGCTGTTCCTGTTATGTCAGGTAATGTAATAATGTTATCTGCTGTTGGTTCTAATACTGTTAATTCAGTTTCAAATGCATTTGCTATACTTCCTTCAAATATAAATTGTGACCCATTCATAGTAATATCTTTATCAGTTATAGCAGCATTATTTGTAACGTCTTGTAATGTTATTCCACTTACACCACCAATTTCTTTAACATTACCTACAATTGTTTTTGTATAAAATTTACCATCATATATGTTCATAGCTAATTCTCCAACCTCTATAACACCTTGTGATGGAATACGTGTTGCTACTTCTGTACGTAATGGTTTAATTATGGTTTTTGCCATTATTTTCTTCTATTTAATTTAGCCTTAAATTTAATTTTATTAATTAATTTTGTCTTTGTTAATCTTCTATCTAATTCTATTCCTATTTTTCTTCCAATTTTTTCTAACTCTTTTTTAGTTTTGTTTTGTAAATCTCTAACAGCAATTGTTTTTATTTTCTTTTCTTCTACTACAAATGAATCTACAAACTTATTCCAAGATTTACTAATCCATTTAAACATTAAAAAGTTCCACCATCTACTGTAGTAACTTCAACATCACCAGAAGTAACTGTAAAATTATCAGTAGAAAAAGACGCAACTCCTATGTTTGATGTACTTGCTAATTCACCAACAATTTGTAATTTATTGCCAGTAGCAATAGTATTGATTCCTTCACCTGCTAAAAATTCTAAAACTCCACCAACTCTTACGGATCCTTGTGATGAAGATTCGTCTGCAAAATATAAAGGATCAGAAAGTTTATCACTTGCAATTGAACCTGTCAACATAGCATTTGTTATACCTAATGCTTTAACTCTTAATGCGTCACCTGAAACTTCAACTGAACTATCATCAACTTCTACATCTATTGTATTACCATCTTTTGATAAAGCGGCACCTGCAGTAATTTGACCTGCACCAGAAAATTGAGAAACGTCTAAATCAGTTGTTCCAAATGTTGGAGCACCTGTATGTGTAAATGTATATCCATTGTTAGAACCAATAGTACCTTCTTCTACAAATACAAATGAACCACCAGTTAATTCAGCTGGTTGGTCTTCTGGAGTTGCTCTTGTTAATACAAAAGCAGTTGATCCATCACCTATAGTTGTAACTACATAAATTCCATTTTCACTTGCGTCTGTTTGGTCTTTAACTAAAATTCTATCTGCAACACTTGGTGTTACACTATCAATTGATAATGCACCATTAGAACTTGCTGTTAATGTTGCACCAACACCTAATGTTCCATTATTATAAGTTGCTGATAAATCAGCAATTGTCGCCAATCTACAAGAAGGTTTAGTATCTAAACCTTGAGCAACTTGGTCAACATAAGCTTTATTTGCAAGTGATTGAGTTTGAAATCCTGCTCTATCTTCATATCCACTAGGAACAATTATTGAACCTGTTCCGTGTGGTGAGATATTAATATTTTTATTTGCGGCTGTAGTTGTAAATGATTGACCGTCAATTGTAATGTCATCAATTACTAAAGAAGTTAATCCTGCTAAATCTGTTTCTGTTTGACCTAAAGTTAAAGTAGATGATCCTAATGTTGTAGTAGGATTTGCTAATTTATCATTTGCTATACCTGCACTACCAGATAAATTTGAATCTGTTAATGCTGTTGCATTTATAGTTACCGTATTATCAGTAACTACTGCTTCCATACCTGCGCCACCAGCAAATGTTAATGTTTCACTTGTATTATAAGTATCTGTTCCAGTATCACCTGCTAAATCTAAAGCTTGGTCAACAACTGCAAATCCTAAATTACCAGAACCATCAGTTTTTATAAACTCACCAGCAGAACCATCACCATCAGGTAATGTAAATGTAGTTGTAGAAGTTACACTATTTGGTGCTTTAAGTCCAATATGTCCTGCACCATTATTTGAGCCTTCATTAAATTTTATTGTTCCACCAATTGTAGTAGAACTACCTAAAATTAATTCATCTATTGCTTTATTTGAATCAGCAATTAATGCTCCATTTGATGTTAATACTCCAGGAACGTGATCCAACATATCGGCAAAATATTGTCCACCGATAACTGTTATATTATTTGCGTCACCTTGACCATCTACACCACCTTCACCAACGAATAATCTATCTCCTAGATTACCTTGGGTTCCAGTTCCATAAGTTAAAGCTAATTCACCTAATTTTAATGTTGCTGGTGCTGAAGTACTTGATGACCGTTTTATCTGTATTACTGTTGCCATATGCTATTTAAAAACTCCCGCAATTAAATAATAGTGTTCCAGTTGTAGTAACTACTTCCGTTCTAGTTACAAATTTACCATCACTTGACCTATATTGAATCATTGCGCCATCATCTAAATTTGTTGTATCAACATCACCAAGGAGGGATAATCTTAATTCTGAATTTTGAACAGCTACAGTTGATGGTATGGTTACTGAAACTTTTTGTGGACCAGATTGTGTATCTACGTTAATTTTTGCTGTAATATCAGGCATTAATTCTCTCTCTTTATTTATATATTTATAACAAAAATGAGTTTGATTATAACGTTACTTGTGGTCGGACTGTAATTATTCCTTCAATAACTCTAGTAACAGTAGCTCCAGATGTAATTTCAAGGTCATACACATATCTCTCAGCATCTAAAGCAGCTGTTTCAGTTGCTGATAAAGAGAGAGTAACTACTCCTGTGGTAGCGTCTGTCGCTATTGAAGTAGTCATATTTGTTCTTGTTCTAGTGGACGCAAAGCCTTTGGATAGCTTAGCATTAGCCGTATAACCTGTAAGATTATAAGCATTGTCTTGAGCGTCTTTTACAGTTACGTCTGAACTGAAAGTTGCCCCTTGGTCTATAGTTAAATTAGCTATTGCGGCCATCTATTTTTTAT